TATGAACGACAGTGAAGAATTTTTCTACATTGTGCATGCTAATGGGCAGACCTGGGTGGAATTTGGAAAAGAAGGCACAGTAGATGTCTACAGCACAAATTCAGTAAACGTTCGCACAGCTGGTACTATCAATTTGCATGCCGACCAAGACATCAATTTGTTTGCAGGTAGAAAAATAAACATGAAAAGTCTAGACGATACCAACATAGAGTCTAACAAAAACATCAATGTGAGTTCGGCAGCAAATCTTGCACTGTACGGCAAGTCGACAATTCAAGTAAAATCTGACGGTACTCTTGCTGTACAAAGCGCCAGCACAGGATCTTGGGGAGCCAGCGCTCTAGTATTCAAAGCTGGCACCATAGACTTGAACGGCCCAGCAGCCGCATCGGTGACAAAACCAGTTCCTATTGTAGAAACTACCATGGACGACACTGAATTCAATGCCAGTGAAGGATGGCGAGTCAAGCCAGGAGCCATCAAGAGTGTGGTAACACGAGCACCCACACACGAGCCGTACCCTTATCACAACAAAGGTGTCAACGTCACAACCAATCTCAATGGCAATACCAGCACGCCTCCGGGTTCTAGCGCAGTGCCAGCAGGAGTTTCTGTGGGAGTCAACCGATAATGGCCACTTACAATTTTTTTAACCCTGCAGATGGCCGTAGTTTTTTTGTGCGAGGGCCCGACTCCCTGACCAAAGATCAAGCACAGAGAATTTTTAACGAACAACAGGCAGTAGGAGCGCTGATTGCGCTTAAACCTGGACAAGCTATCACGCCAGAGTTTCAGTTGGCCAACGGACTGGTCACTGCTGAATCAGCAGTGCTGACTGATATAAAATTGTCTGCACAAACCAGACTCTCTGGTGCTGGGGTGCTATTTCCTCGAACAAGTGTTACCAACGGTATCACCATAGCCAGCTATGCAAAACAGCCCACAGTTGACCAAGGTATGAAAAACATGTCCAGAACTGAGGTCACTGGAGTGTTAGCACAGGTCAAAAATCTAACTGGACAGCAAGCATCTGAAGCTACAAACCTGGGCGCTGGAAAATATGCATTCACAGTGAGTCAGCTGGAAAGAGCAGGGTACGTCAAACCGGGTACATCAGCAACATACCTCAATGCTGGGACTCGTAGCACACTTAGTGTGTTGAACAGGAAAGATATATGGACCGGCAAAGACGGTGTGGGATCTCTTGCACAACTGTTAGAAAACCCCAACTTGCAAGACAACATTCAACAATTCTTGATGAACGCTGGACTAGATCAGCTGAACGAAGTGGGGATAAAAGTAGACCTACTGCCAGGCAAAAATCAAGCAGGACTTGCACTGTTGTCAGCTATTGACCCGGCTTTAGCAGTGAACTATGTCAAGAACAGTACAGCTAATACACCAATCCCTGTAGATGGACCGTTGCTATCTACAGCAACTAGTGATTGGCAACTACCTGATCGCATAGTAAGAGACGCGGCATACGCAGCTGAATTTGCAGCTACCAAAGTCAACAATGACATGCAGAATCAATCACAAGCAGTGGGCTATTCTAACACAGTTGATCGCCAAGTGGTCAATTCGGCCGCCAACCAGATTGTGGGCAATGCAAAAGTACCAAAAATAACTTACGGCACCGATCAAGTAAATTCAGAATTATTGGAGCAATTTAGAATACTAGAACAGCAACAGGTGACGATCAATACAAAGGTAAAAACGGTGTTGAGTTTGGCTACAAATTCTGGCAACGTTGCTACCAAAGAATCACAACTGGTAGCAGCTCGAAAAGAACTAGTGGCATTAAATTCAAGCATCAAAACTTTGATTACTCGGACAGAATCCACTGCACCGGTTTCTGCCGCATTCCTTGCAGATCTCAACAGTCTGTTGCTGATAATACAAAATTTAGTGATTGAAATTGATCAGGCTTTGCAGTTTGTTGCTCGTGTGTTAGGTCGCAGAACTGCCGTATAAATATCATTATGACTGTATTCATTGGCTTCAACACTATCAAGCAGTACAAGAAATTTACTCTAACTGACTTTGAACTGATCAAACGAGATCTGCTGAATGCTTTCAACATTCGCCAGGGTCAGTTGCCTGGACGTCCTGCATATGGCAGCACTATCTATGACTATGTGTTTGAACCACAAACTCAAAAAACCCAGCAGGAAGTCATCAATGAAATACAACGAGTAGCCGGCGGCGATCCTCGTCTGTACGTGAGCGACATACAATGTTATCCTCAAGAAAATGGTCTCTTGATCGAACTACAGATACAAATTATTCCTTCCAAGAATGCTGAACGACTCAGCATCTTTTTCGACCAACAACAACGCACTGCCTCCTACGTATAACTACGCCGTTTTTTGTAACCATAAATAACTTAAAGTGACAAAGGTTACACAAGAATGGCAAAAACCACTAGACAAACCGCGATATTTGGTGTAGAAGACTGGAAACAGATCTACCAAACCTATCGTGAAGCTGACTTTCAAAGCTACGATTTTGAAACTCTACGCAAGAGTTTTGTAGACTATCTGCGTTTGTATTATCCAGAAACGTTCAATGACTACATTGAGTCAAGTGAATTTATTGCGCTGTTGGACATTATTGCGTTTATGGGACAGAGTCTTGCATTCCGTACAGACCTTAACACTCGTGAAAACTATCTGGACACAGCAGAGCGTCGTGACAGTGTGGTTCGTTTGGCCAACTTGGTCAGCTACAGCCCCAAGCGCAACACTGCGGCACAAGGGTATCTCAAAGTTTTTGCAGTTAGTACCACAGAAAACGTAGTGGACTACAACGGTGTAAATCTTTCAAATGTCACAGTAAACTGGGCTGATCCTACAAACCCAGACTGGCAGGAGCAGTTTACAGCTATCATTAACGCCAGCTTGATTGACAGTCAGCGCATTGGTCGTCCAGGCAATAGACAAACAATTCTAGGGGTGCGTACAGATGAATATGCTATCAATCTGTTGCCAGGATTCTTGCCAGTAATTCCTTACAGTGCTACAGTGGATGGTGTTAACATGCCGTTTGAAGCTGTGACTTCAACGTCTATCAATCGTGACTATGTGTATGAACCAAGCCCACGTCCTAACGCACCATTCAATGTGTTGTTCCGCAACGATCAACTGGGCTTTGACTCAGCCAACACTGGCTATTTCTTCTTGTTCAAACAAGGCACTCTACAAAATACTGACTTCAATCTAGCAGAACGTATTAGTAACCGTACAGTCAACATCAACGTAGAAGGCGTCAACAACGAAGATCGTTGGCTTTTCCAGCTAGACAACATTGGTACTATCGCTAGAGAATGGGCTTATGTGGAAAGTGTGTACACAGCCGCAGCTGAACAACAGGCAGCACTGCGTCCTATATTTTCAACCACCAGCAGAACCAACGATCAGATCACGTTGCAGTTTGGTGATGGTGTTTTTTCAGAAATACCTGTGGGCATTTTCCGTTGCTACACCCGTGCTTCAAACGGTCTAGAATACATCATCAACCCTGAAGAAATGCAAAACGTTACCTTGCCGGTCAGCTACACTGATCGCAATGGTAATCTACAAACTATTACATTTACTTGTGGTATCACTCAACCAGTGACCAACGCTCAAGCACGTGAAAGCATTGACGCTATCAAGCAGCGTGCTCCTGCCAGGTACTATACACAGAACCGCATGGTCAACGGTGAAGACTACAACATCTTCCCGTTTACTGCCTACAACTCCATTATCAAAAGCAAAGCTCTGAACCGTGCCTCAATTGGCACCAGTCGCTATCTTGATCTTGTGGACAACACTGGCAAGTACTCTAGCACTAACACCTTCAGCAGTGATGGTGCACTGTGGGAACAAAACATTCTGCCGGCTATTTTGTTCAGTTGGGTAAACCGCAACGACATTGCAGATTTTGTGGCCAATCAAGTGCAACCGCAATTGGGCGAAGCTACCATGAAGCAATTTTACTATGCTAACTTTCAGCCGCGCCCACAAATTAACACAGGCGGCACCGCACTTAGCACTTGGAATCAGAGCACAACACTGGCTAACGAAACCACAGGTTATTTTAAAAACGCTGCTGGTACACCTATTCCAGTGGGCAC